TCACCATAACGGGCGTACTCAAGACCGAACAATGCGTTCAAGCCTGGGAGAAGTTCTTTAAGTAGTTGTGCGCGTGAAATAGCCATTTAAATGCTCCTTAATTAGTTACCAGTCGCATTTTGATAGCTGTGGTAACCGAAGTTCCACGCAACCAATGCTTCGGGGTAGCCCACGAAAGTGAAAGTAGAACCAGAAGCCACGGTGCCAGTTGCAGAAGCAACAGTCACAGCAGTACCAGTTACAGCAGTCACATAGTTGTATGCGCCAGCAGTAGCGTTAGTTGCACCAGAAGCGGTACAAATAACTTGCATACCAGGTTGAATTGCTGTGTTAGCAGCAGACAACGTAATAGTTGAGCTGGAAGAAGAGCCAGTGGCTTGCACGGTTACAGCAGAAGCTGTAGGCAGCTGAACAACGCGGAATGGAGCAGAACCAGTAGTACGACCGTTACCATTAGTGGTGCCAGTGATGTAGTTACCAGAAACAGCCATTGCTGAGTCGCCAGTTGTGGTGTTGCCAGAAGCAGAACCACCGTTAGAGCCATTTGTAATCAAGAACACGTTTGAGCCAACAAATGCTGGGCTGATGTAGCCAATTGTTGTACCAATAGTGTTAGACACAGAAGAGGTTGATTGAGTCAACACTGCAGCCTGGAAGACTGCTTTGTCATCGTCAACGATAAACGCTAGAGCATCCGTAGCGCCGAGACTGGCTGACCAGTATTGGCTGAATGTCAATTGTTTAGTGGTTGGGTTTGTGTATTGGCAACCTTGGAAAATACCAATTGTTCCTGCTTCTGCAGAGCTTGCGGCTCCAAGAGTAGTAACAGCTAGTACGCCGTTGGTTACACGAACTACGTCACCGTAGAAGAAGTTGTAGCCATATGAAGTTGAAATAGGCACCATGCGGGTAGAACCAGCATATGGGCGACCACCAATCAAATTCACAGGCTTTAGGCCGTAAGGGGCCGAAACTGTTGGGTAAGCCATAGAAAATCTCCAAAAAAATTAACTTCGATTGCCAAAGGTAACTGTAGATTTCCTCTCTGCGAAAAGAGGCATCCGAGTATCACTTTGACGCATGAAACTGTTATCCACTGCTTCCGCCTGTTGCTGGGTAAGGTTGGCCTCATAATCCATCCTTGCTTGCACAAATTCAGTCGGAATCTTGCAAAGCAATAGTCCACCAATCTCAATGCTGTTAGAAAAACGGCTATTGGGGTCAGCTAACATTGCATACTTTGGTTGCTCTTCAATAGTGACTGGCTCATACCCTTCTCTCAGTTTTGAGGAAATATTACGAGGGTCGGCATTATTGTTTAATGCAACTCTAATCCAGCGAGTACTGAATCCAGGCATTTCGTCTGGCTCAGGTAACAACTCTGGTGGTTTCCACGCTGTGGGGCGCACATTTTGTTGTCTCGTTTGGATTTCACGGGGTTTACGATTTTCAGCCATTTTGGGACTCTACTTTCATTAGTTCGTTAGCATACTGCTCAGGGGTAAGTTTGAATTTCTTAGCCAAGGCCACTTGTGTTGGCGTCAGTCTTATCTTTTTGGAGGATGTGGACCGAGTGGCAGGAGCTACCACCGTGTTTCGTCTAGTTGTAACAGAGTTTGTGGACTCTGCCTCTTCCCCAAATTTGTCAGGGAAGCGTTTCCGTATCTCGGTATCAATAGATTTCCAGTAGTGGTCAGAGCCGATTGCAACTCCTTCCCGTTCTAGACGTTTATGAATGCCCATAGCTAGGAAACTCATATCATCATCTGTGCCATACCACTTGTTTTTGTCAAGCCACTCTTGGGTTTTTGAGTCCAATCGTGCTGGCTGCTGAGTTTGTACCTCAGTTTCGCCAGATTGTAAAGCATCTTCTTGATATTGTGGTTTATATCGCTCTGCTTCCTGCGATTTAAACTTTATCTCAGTTAGTTTTTCCTGAGCATCAACTAGTCGGTCTGCATCCCCAGAGTCATAGGCCGCCTTGTATTCTTGCTTGGCAGCATCCAAGTCACGGGCTATTTTTTCTTTAACATTGTCAACATAGACCATTTCGCCATTTTTTAATTGGCCTTTTAGGGTTTTGTTTTCATTGATAACGGTAGATGCAACTCTTACAGCCTCTTCTTGCTCTCTCAGGGCTGCTTCTTTGGCTCTGCGCTCATCATTAATGAGCTTTTTCATCTGCAAAAGACGCTGTTTTGCCTCTTTTGAGTAGCTTTCTAAGTCATCGTTGTCAATTTCATCGACTATTTCCTTTGGAAGAGGTGTTGCGTTAAGGCGGTCCTCCTCTGGACGGTCATCTTCAATCTCAATTTCGATGTCTGCACTGTTATTTTCAATTTCATCAGGGAATTTGAACCCTGTTTTTTCAAATTCAGCCATATTCACTCCTTAAACACGGGTAATTCCGCGAGGGTCTTGCACAATTCCCTCAACTGAGTCATCGTTAATCATTCTGAACTCGCGTCCATGAATTTTTAAGCGGGTTCCAGTGTTAGGACGGGCCAAAATGAAGTCTCCTTCTTTGCACCAAGCGCCAGAAGGGAATCTGGTTAGGTCTTTGTAGCAGTCAGGACCAAGTTTGACTACAAAAAACACCGTAGAAAGCACTTCTTCAAAGTGGAGGGTTGAATCCGCTTTGATAATTCCGCCTTCAAATGTCTTTTCAGAGTCAGGAATAGCGCAAAGGATGCGATATCCCACTGGTTCTGGCAGCTGTTTTGCCTTTTCCTCTGCTGTTTGAGGCAAAGTAGTTACGGCATTTACGTCATCGGGGTTTGAGCCGATTAGTAGTTCATTCGTCATCATTTTCTAAGTTCTTTCGCAGGTCTTGGATGTTTAAACGGACAGTGAGAAGACCAGAAATCTCACCTACCATCTTTAGGTACTCGGCATAGTCTTTGGCTACACCTGCACCAAGGGACTCTTCGAGCCACCTTACTTTCTCATCTATCTGTTTGAGAAGATGATTAAAGATTTTTTCGTTCATTTATTGTCCTTTTTTGACTTTTGATTGTTTGATGCACGAAACCGCTCAGACTGGCGCTGCATGTTGATTTGTTCTTTTCCTTGAGCAATTTGATGCCCCAGCTTCATGCCTTCAAGTTCTTGTTTTGCCTCTAACTGAGCCTTTTCAGACTGGACTTTTGCACCCACTTGCATACCAGCAATTTCTTTTTGGGCTTCGATTCTTTGTTTTTCAATTTCCAATTGGTCTGCTCTGGCTGCCGCATCGAGCTGCATTTTCTTTTGCTTGATGTCCATCTCCATCTGTTTGAGCTGGAGTTCTTTCATCTGCATCTGAATCACAGGGTCTTGCTGTGCCTGTTGGGCTTGTTGAGCTGCAATAGCCGTCTGGTTTTGGCCCAGTAACTGTTGGGCTGCAGGGACAGCCATGCGGGTAATTTGCATTTCTTGCTCTGGAGACAACGCAAAGTCTTCATCCTCGCTGTATGGGATGCTCATGCCCATCATCTGTTCTATCTGGCGTTTGTATTCCATGCCCACATGCTCGGCAACGTGAGCTTGTAGAGCCGCCATAATCATAGGAGCTTGGGGGTTTTGCCCAATGATTTGTTTAATCTTGGGGTCATTCATAGCCGCCATATGAATCTGGATATGGGCTTGATGGTCTTGATACATAAATGCTTTAAGAGGTTTGTTCTTTAGCGCATTCATGTTCTCCGATACTGGGTCCACAGGCTTCATATCGTCTGGCATTGGAAGGAGCTTCTCCACGTTCTTAATGCCAATGACGCCTAACATTTGCCGATGTAGATACGGCATGTTGTAGAGCTGGGGCGCACTTTGTGCCAGTTGTAGTGCAGCTTGGTACTGCACCACTTTTTGGCTCATAGTCGCTGCGTTGGGGTCAGACACTGGAACAATGTTGACTCTCTCATAGTCAGATTTTCTGGCTCTTTTGCTGCCAGAAGTAGGCTCATACGAGTAATCTGCTGGCGCATAGTCAGCAATAATTGTCTTTAAGAGCCTAAACTCTTGCTTCATTGAGTAGTGGATGCGGGCTTGTATAGCGCTCATCACTTTTAAAGTTCGCTCAAGGATAGCCAGCGTAGTTCCCACGGGAGACTGGCTGGACATATCGGACGCCTTCAAATCACCAGAAGACGCAAATCTACGCCCTTCTTCCACGATTTGGTTCAATAGAGCCATCAATACTTGACTTGGCTCTTTGTAAGGCAGAGGCATGATGTTGTCTTTCATCGTGCCGCTTGGGACATCTACGTCCCTAAATTCACCTGGGGCGATAGGAGTGTCATCTCCCTTAACCCGCAGCCCACGGGTTTTAAATCCGCCTGGGAGGTTAGACAATGAACCAGCATCCACCAGCTGCCTCAGGATAGAAGTGCCTGACTTGGCAAACGCTCCAATCAAATGGATAAGGCCAAAGTTGTAAAAGCCAAATCCTGGGATATAGCCGTAGTGGACAAAGTGTTGACGTTTCTGATGCGTCTTGTCGCCTTCTTCCCAGTTTCTGCGGATAGCCAAAACGGTTGACGTACTCTTTTCCAAAGTCACAATGTAGGGCAGTGCCAGTCCAGTTGGCTCTCCTTTTTTGTTTTTATGCTCAAACCCAGGCAGGTCCAAGTTAACGTGCATCTCTAAGAGCTTGTAGCGGTCATCTGTTGTAGCCCTAAAACCCAGTTTTTCAGCGATGCGTTTTTCAATCTCATCTAGCGTGTTGTCTGGGGTTCCCAAATCAACATCACGGTAAAAGCCAAGAAGCTGAAGATTAATCAACTCGTTCTCAGTTTTTCTCATCACATGGGTGATGCGGTCAGCCTTCTCTAAGCTACTGGCTCCATAAGGAACAACCAAGTCTTCGGCTGGAACATACATAGACACCTGTCTGTCTAGGCCAGTGTCTACATAAATCTTTTTAAACCCGTTACCAGATAACCCCACACCCCATAAAAGGCGTTCATGCTCTGGGCGATATTCTTGCATTCTGTCTGTGAGTTCGTAGTTCATATCTGCTACGACACGCTCACAGGCATCTTTTGTTTCTGTGGTTTCTTTTCCGATAATCTCGCCCTTAACAGGACCAGCTGCAGGGAAAGTCTCCATCATTGTTTCGGACTGGAA